GTGCACGACTTGCAGCGCGCGGCAACCGAGTGCCTGCGTATACGCCCGCGCTTCGCCTATCTCTCGCCCTTCCTCAAGCAATCGAAGGCGGTGGCGTGGGACTATCTGCGCAACGCCATGGCGCCGGTGCGGGCGATCGGGGCGAGCGCGCACGAAACCGAGCTGCGCGTCGATTATCCCAACGGAGGGCAGGTGCGGCTCTATGGCGCCGACAATCCCGATGCGTTGCGCGGCATCTATCTCGACGGTATCGTGCTCGACGAATACGCCGACATGGACCCGCGCGTGTGGTCGGAGATCATCCGGCCGGCGTTGGCCGATCGGGAGGGCTGGGCGGTCTTCATCGGCACGCCCAAGGGCCGCAACGCCTTCTTCGAGCTGTGGCGGCGCTCGCAGTCGGAACAGCATTGGTTTTCCCTCATGCTCAAGGCAAGCGAGACCGGCCTCATTGCCGAAAGCGAGCTCGCGCTCGCCAGGCGCGATCTCAGCGAGGACCAATATGCGCAAGAGTTCGAATGCTCGTTCGACGCCGCGATCGTCGGCTCCTACTACGGGAAGCTGATGGCGCGCGCCGAGCAGGATCAGCGCATCGCGCCCGTGCCCTATGATCCGGCCGCGCTCGTGTGGACGTCCTGGGACCTCGGCATCCGCGATGCGACCGCGATCTGGTTTGCGCAGGTGATCGGGCGCGAGATCAGGATCATCGACTACTACGAAGCCTCCGGCGTCGATCTCGGCCACTACGTCAGGGAGATCGGTGCGCGGCCTTACGTTTATGCCGGGCACATCGTGCCGCACGACGCCCAGGCCAAGGAGCTGGGCACCGGCAAGAGTCGGCTCGAGGTGCTCCAAAGCTTGGGCCTGAAGAACATCAGCATCGCCCCGCTGCACCGGGTGGAGGACGGCATCAACGCCGTGCGCGTCTTCCTGCCGAAATGCTGGTTCGACGCAAAGAAATGCGCGCGCGGGATCGATGCGCTCAAGCTCTACCGTGCCGAATACGACGACAAGCTGCAGGCGCTGCGGCCCCAGCCGGTGCACGACTGGACCTCGCACGCGGCCGACTCGTTCCGCTACCTAGCGCTCACGCTCGACCGCAAGTCGGCGCAAGTCGGCTTTTATCGCCGCATCGAATATTCGCAGTTGGGAGTGGTGTGAGCGCGGCGCAAGCTGCCGCGCAACAAGCAAGGTATCTCGGCTTCGAGGCCTCCAGTGTATGGGGGCAGGGCGGCCTCTATTCGATCCCGTACCTCAACGTCATCGCCAAAGACCTATCATAGCCTTGTGTAACGTTATAACATTACGATAATCGCCCTTGGGCGACCTCCCGGGGCTTCCTAGGAGGGATGCCCGGCCCCAGGCTCGGGCCTCAGCAACCACCGCGCCTGGGGCTACTATGCCTTTGAAATCGCGACCCTCGGTGAGGGGGTGCCCCAATGAAACTGGCCCACTACCGAAAAATGGGCGGGAAAACGCGCTTTCAAGCGTGAACCTTTTGTTTCGCCACCGCGACTAACTCCCAGAACCCCCGAGCGCGTCTTCGCGCAACGGGGGCGGCTGGGTGGGTGGTCAAATGTCCGTCTCCAAGCTCGCAGCTGGCGTGACCGCGCTTGCAATCGGCGCTGCCGTGGTGACGGCGCTTGCCGCCAATCCGGAGGTAAAGACCGACCCCGCTGCGGCCGCCGCCGTCGCCGCCAATTCCGAGGCGAACGCCGATCCCGCCGCCCCGGCCGCTGCCAAGAGCGATCGGCTCTCCGTTCGCCCCCCGCTCAAGCCCGCCGCTCCTCCTCCGGTCACCTCGGCCTGTCCGCAAGAGCCGTGGCCGTACGGCTGCCAGTGGCGCACGCCTCCCGCGCGCAAGGTTTACCGCACTACGCGGCCGGGCTGACCGCTCACAAAAAAGCGGCATTCGGCAGCAAAGTCGTCTTCTCACCTGCCGACCAAGGCTGCTTCCCCATGCCTGCGACGAAGATCGCGATAAGCGTGATTGCTTGCGCCATCGCGCTGTTGGCGGGCTGCGAAATGGCCGACCAGTACGCCACCTTCGTGCCGAAGATGCTTCGACAGCCGAGCACGGAGCCTCCGCCGCCGGAGCCCGAGCCCGATGTCAAAGCAATGGTGCGCGCGGGCGCTGATACGTTGTTTACCGCCCATCCAACCGCCGTGGCGGTTTCGCGACCCCACCCGGTTGCGGGGCGAGGATTTAGCGCCTGCGTGAAAGCGATGGTCGTCGGGCCGATGAACCCCGAGCCGCAGCCCATCACTCTGCTCGTGATGATCGAGCACGGTAAGTTCGCTGATCGTCACCGCGCGACGTCACAGGACGGCTGCGCGACCGAGACCTATGAAAAGGTCGAAGCAGCGCGGTAAATCTGCCGCTACTCGAACGCACGGACGACGATTTTCGCGTCCCGTGCATTTTTCGCTTGACTCGCGTAACGAGAATCTTCCAGAAAAGCGTATTCACCAAAACTACGCACTGACCACCGTCCCGATGTCGCCGGGTTCGCGCATGGGGCAAGGTGTCCGCGCATTCGTGCTTTCGCAACGCTGTTGCCGCCACGCTCGCGTCGCGGGGTGTTCCTTCGTGGGTGAACTCCAGCGGGGGGATCCCCGACTTCGTGCATCGGTGAGCGGCGCTCGGTGCTGATTTGCCCAGTTCGCTGCTGCTAACTGTCGCAACGGTATGAGAATTTTTCCGTCGCGCATTTTCCGCTTGACTCGCGTAACGAGAATCTTCCAAAAAAGCGTATTCACCAAAATTACGTGTTGACCACCGTTTCGATGCCGCGCTTCCTCCGGCCGGCGTCGGCGCGGGAGGATTGCGTTGCGCACGCCGCGCAGGCGCGATCCTCCCGATGACTCTCGAGCACTGACATGGATCGGCGCTGACCGCGCCAATGGTTGTGAAATGCCCAAAATGACTGCCGGCGATCTCAAGGCCCTGCTTGCGGCCGAGCGCTACGACGCGCTCTCGGCCATGGCGGCGAGCAAGCTCTCCGACGAGCGTGCGTCCGCGCTCAACTACTACATGGGCAACATGTCGAAGGACATGCCGGCCCCGGACGGGCGCTCGAAGGCGGTTTCGAGCGACGTCGCCGACACGATCGAAGGGCTGATGCCGCCGCTGATGGAGATCTTCGCCTCCGGCGACGAAGTGGTGCAGTTCGCGCCGGTCGGACCCGAGGACGTGGCCGCCGCCGAGCAGGAGACCGACTACGTCAATCACGTCTTTATGCAGCAAAATCCGGGCTTCCTGGTGCTTTACTCCTTCATCAAGGATGCGCTCCTTTCGAAGGTCGGCGTGGTCAAGGTGTGGCGGGAATGCCGCCAGGAGGTCGAGCGCGAGACCTATCTCGATCAGCCCGACGATGCGTTTGCGCTGATCGTTTCGCAGCCGGATGTGGAGGTTGTGGAGCACACCGAGCGAGAGATCTCACTCCCTCATGCTGAGGAGCCGCGCAGCAAAAGCGCGTCCACGCGCGTCCATAGCCCGTCGAAGACGGGCGTGAACGCCCTTAACGACGCGCTGAGCGCGGCGTCTCGAAGCATGAGTTCGCCGCCGTCCTTCGAGACGGGCGCTTCGCGCCCTCCTCAGGACGAGGGCGGAGGACGTCCTCAGGACGAGGGCTCGCCGCGGCCCAAACTGCACGACGTCACCATCGAGATCCGTCGCACGCGCGAATGCGCGCGGGCCGAAGGCGTCACGCCGGAGGAATTCGGCATCAGCCGGCGCGCGCGCTCCATCAAGGACACGGACTATTGCTTCCACGACGTGTTCCGCACCGAATCGCAGCTGATCGGCCAGGGCTACGACCGCGAGCAGGTGAAGAAGCTCCCCTCGTACACGCTCGCGCACACCATCGAGGAGCAGGCGCGCGACACCGTCAACGAATCGACGTTGCGCCAAGGCGACGACGGGCTCAACACCTCGAGCCGGCTCATTCGCATCACCGAGCACTACGTGCGCATGGACTACGACGGCAACGACGAGGCGGCGCTCTACCGCTGCACCACCGCCGGCGAGGAGGGCGAGTTGCTCCTGCGCGACGGTGCGCCCGACGTGGTGCGTGAGGATGTGATCCCGTTCGCGGCCATGACCCCGGTCATCGTCACGCACCGCTTTTTCGGCCGCTCGATCGCCGACCTGGTGATGGATATCCAGCGCATCAAGACCGCGTTGCTGCGCGCGCTGCTCGACAACGCCTATCTCGCCAACAATCCCCGCACCGAGGTGCCGGAGAGCCACGCCACCGAGACCACGCTCGACGATCTCCTGGTGTCGCGCCCGGGCGGGATCGTGCGCACCAAGATGCCGGGCGGCTTGAGCGTCATCGAGCATCCCGACATCGGCAACCATGTGTTCCCGCTGCTGCAATACCAGGACGCAACGCGGGAATGGCGCACGGGCGTGTCGCGGCAAGGGCAGGGGGTCGACCCCAACGCGCTGCAAAACCAGGTCGCCACCATCGCCAACCAGATGTTCAACGCCTCGCAGGCCAAGGTGAAGCTGATTGCCCGCATCTTCGCCGAGACCGGCATCCGCGACCTGTTCTCGCTCCTGCACATGACGATCCGCAAGAACGGATCGCAGGCGCAGACCCTGCGGCTGCGCAACCAGTGGGTCACCGTTGATCCGAGGGACTGGCGCGCGCGCAACGACATGACCATCAATGTCGGGCTCGGCACCGGCTCGAAGGCCGAGCAGCTCGCACAGCTGCAGCTGATCATCGGCGCGCAAAAGGAGGCGATCGCGGCCGGCCTGGTCAGCGCCAAGAACCTGTTCCACTCGGCAAAGGAGCTTGTGAAACTCGCCGGGCACAAGAACGCCGACGCGTTCTTCACGCCGCCGGGCGCGCCGGCCGATCCCAACGACCCGGCGTCGGCGCCGATCCAACCGCCGGCGGACCCCAAGCACGCCGAGATCGCGGCGAAGGCACAAACCGAGCAGGCCAAGATCACGGCGGACGCCGCGCACCAGAAGATGAAGCTCGACGCGCAGCTCGCCTTCGAACACGAGAAGTTCGCGCTCGAGAAGGAGCTCAAGCTGCTCGACCTGCAGATCGCGCGCGAGCGCCACCAGCACGAGATGGCGCGCTCCGCCGTCAAAACGATTGCTGATGCCGCCCATGCGGCGGCTCCGCAGCCGGTGCAGTAGGAAACCAAGATGCCGCCCGTCTCTGAAAAGCAGCGCCGCGCGATGTATGCCACGGCCGCGGGGCGATCGACCCTCGGCATCCCGCGTTCGGTCGGGCGCGAGTTCGTCGCGGCCGACAAGGGCGGCAAGCTAGCGCTGCGCAAAAAACCGATGCGCCGACGCGGCAGCGGAATCCTCGGAGGGCTGTCGCGATGACCGACGACAAGCTCGAGGCGGCGATCGCGCGCGGCGCGCGCGCCAAGGAGCTGCTCGGCAGCGAGACGCTCAAAGAGGTCTTCGCCCAGATCGAAGCCGATTACATCGAAGGCTGGCGCCACACCTCGGCGCGCGACACCGACGCGCGCGAGCGGCTGTGGCTCGCCGTGCAGGTGCTGGGCCTAGTCAAGGACCATCTCGTCATCATCGCCAACAACGGCAAACTGGCGCAGGCCGAGCTCGATCGGCTCGCAGGCCTCGCCGCGTAGACACAACTCCGCTCATTCCCGCGCATAGCGCGTCGAAGACGCGCGTCAACGCGCTTATGCCGGGAATCCAGGGGCCGCAGTCCGTAGCCCTGGGTCCCCGCTTTCGCGGGGACGAGCGGAAAAACAGCACAAGAGGACATCATGGAAACGGCTACTCCTATCGGCGCCGACGCGCCGGCCCCGACCGCGCTCGAGCTGACGGCGCCGGCGGACACTCCGGCGTATCTTTCGACCCACGACGCGGCGGCGGTGTTGCGCAAGCTGCGCCAGCCGAAAAACGATCAAACGACCGAGCGCGCGGACACCGCGGCGCCGGCCGAAACCCCCGAATCGACCGCGCAAGCGGGCGAGAGCGCGGCGGAAACCCCCGATCGAGGTCGGGGGCAGGCGCCTCCCGCTCAGACCACGGACACCGATCGGCAGGCCGATCCCCGCTCGGAGGCGGGGACAGGGCCTGCCTCCATCGAGCCGCCGAGGTCTTGGACGAAGGAAGACAAGGAGCTCTTTGCGAGCCTCCCTCGCGCGACGCAGGAACGTCTGGCCGAGCGCGAGCGGTTGCGGGAGGGCGATTTTCTCCGCCGTCAGAACGAAGCCGTTGAAAAGCTCAAAGGCCTTAACGCCAAGGAGCAAGCGGTGGAACAGGCAAGGCAAACTTACGAAGCGGCGTTGCCGCAGCTTCTCCAAACCCTCCAGCAGCAACAGGCGGGCGAGTTCGCCGACATCAAAACGATGGCGGACGTCGAGCGCCTAGCGCGCGAGGACTGGCCGCGTTACCTGCTCTGGGACCTGCAGCAAAAGAAGATTGCTGACGTCACCCAGCACATGCTCGCGGCCCAGCACCGGCAGGCGCAGGAGAAGCTCGGGCATTTCGCCGAATTCGCCAAGCGCCAGGACGATCTCTTCAAGGAGAAGGTCCCGGACATGGCGGACGACGCGAAGGCCGCGGAGCTGCAGAAAAAGGCGCTCGTCGTGCTGAGCGACCTCGGCTTCGACGAAGCGGAACTGGTGCCGCTGTGGAACGGTCAGAAGGAGCTTTCGCTCCGCGACCATCGCCTGCAGCTCCTGATCCGCGACGCGACGCTCTGGCGCGAGGCGCAGACGAAGGCCAAGGCCAAGGCTGCGGCGGTCAAGCCCGTTCCCCCGGTTCAGCGGCCGGGCGCCGCGACGCCCCGTCAAGGCACGGACGAAGCGCGCGTCCAGCACCTCACCCAACGGCTCGAACAGAGCGGCAGCTTGCGAGACGCGGCGGCGCTTGTCCGCGCGCGTCGGGCAGCCGCTCGATAGCGCCTTCCCGTTCGTCCCCGCGGAAGCGGGGACCCAGGGCCACAGTCCGTAGCTCTGGACCCCCGCTTGCGCGGGGGTGAGCGGATGAGGCCTGCGAACAGAAAGGAAAATACCATGGCACTCCCCACCAACACCTTCGCCACCTACGAGGCGATCGGCAACCGCGAAGATCTCTCGGATGTCATCTATCGCATCGATCCGACCGATACGCCGTTCGTGACCGGCATCGAGCGCGAGAAGGCGACCGCCGTCAATCACGAATGGCAGACACAAGCGCTCGCCGCCGCCGACACCACCAATGCCCAGCTCGAAGGCGACGACGCCGCCACCACCGCCACCACGCCGACGGTGCGGCTCGGCAACATCTGCCAGATCTCCTACAAGGTGCCGCGCGTCACCGGCACCCAGCGGGCGGTGGAGCACGCCGGCCGCGACGACGAGCTCGCCTACCAGGAGATGCTCAAGGGCCTCGAGCTCAAGCGCGACATGGAGGCGATCCTCGTCGGCACCAACCAGGCCAAGGTGACCGGCAACGACACCACCGCGCGCAAGACCGCCTCGGTGCTGTCCTGGATCAAGAGCAACACGTCGAAAGGCTCGGGCGGTTCCGATCCCTCGGCCGCCGACGGCCCTTCACCGAGGCCAACTTGAAGACCGTGCTGCAGTCGATCTGGAACGCGGGCGGCAAGCCCGACATGATCATGGTCGGCGGCTTCAACAAGCAGGCGTTCTCCAGCTTCACCGGCCGCGCCACGCCGATCGAGGACGTCGGCTCCAAGAAGATCGTGGCTGCGGTCGACGTCTACGAGTCCGACTTCGGGCGCCTCAAAGTCGTCCCCAACCGTTTCCAGCGCGCGCGTGACGTGCTCGTGCTGCAGATGGAGATGTGGGCGGTCGCCTATCTCAACGGCCGGCGCATGGTCTCGATTCCGCTGGCCCGTACCGGCGATTCGGAGCGCCGCCAGATGCTCTCCGAATACGCCCTCGTCGCCCGCAACGAGAAATCGTCGGGCGGCGTGTTCGACAACACCACTAGCTAGTCGAACTCCGCGATCAAGAGCCCCCGAGTCCGCTCGTCCCCGCGAAAGCGGGGACCCAGCCCTTGGTTCTGGATTCCCGCTTACGCGGGAATGAGCGGAAATTTCTGTCCACTTGGTGGCCGGCGCGCGCAGGCAAGTTTACGCAGGCTGCGCCAAGAGCGCCGGCCTTCCTCTCATGGGAGACCAACATGGCTTACCCGAGCACTCACAAACTCACCGTTATCCACATTTCGGCCCACTCGCCGTCGATCGGCGCGTCCCCGGTCGCCGAGTATTTGCGCGTGCCGTTCCGCTGCAGCATCGAAAAGCTCACGGCGGTCGCAAACGGCTCGATCACCACGGCCGACTGCTCGATCGCAGTCGCGCTCAACGGCGCGGCGATCTCGGGCAGCCCCTTCACGCTGCCGGTGGCGGGCGCCGGCGTCGGCCAGGTCGCGTCGATGACGCCCACCGCCAAATCCTACGCCAACGAGGACGACACCATCTCGTTCACGCCCTCCGGCGCCTCCGGCGCCAATATCGCCGGCAACTTCACCGCCGTGCTCAAGCAGGCTTGAGCCATGGGCGCGGTTCAATACATCGGCACCGGCCGCCTCGGCGCGTCGCAGGACGTGGCCTATGGCGCGAGCTCGGCCGCGAGCAGCGCCTTCGGTGCGCAGACCTACAGGGTGCGGCTCGTCGCCACCACCGATTGCCGCGTGCGCATCGGTGATGGCACGCCGACCGCGGTCGCGACCGACAGCTACTTGCCAGCGCTCGCGGCCGAATATTTCACGGTGACGCCGGGGCAGAAGGTCGCGGCTATCCAGGTGTCGTCGGCCGGCACGCTCAACGTGACCGAGGTTTCGTGATGGCGTTCGGACGTCTCGGCGCCGGCGACTTTGGGCGGCTCGGCCTCAAGGCCATCGCCGCGCGCTTGGCGAGCCTTCTGTTGCGCGACGGGTCTTCGCATCTCCTGTTGCGTAACGGCTCAGGCTTCCTCCTGTTGGGACATTAGACCATGGCCAACTCGACTCTCGCCAATCTGACCGCCTCCGGCGCGCTGACCGGCAGCGAGCTGTTCTACTCCGACAACGGCTCCGCGGATGTCAAGGTCACGGCCAATCAGCTCAAGGCCTTCATCGTCGGCGCGGGCGCGGTCTCCGTTGCCTCCGGCAAGACGCTGACAGTCTCGAACACGCTCACGCTTGCCGGCACCGACGGCGCGACGCTCAACGTCGGCGCCGGCGGCACGCTCGGCACGGCGGCGTTCGCGAACACCGGCACCAGCGGCGGCACCGTGCCGCTGCTCAACGCCGGAAATACATTCTCCGCCACGCAAACCATCACGCCGGCCTCGAATACTCAGGCGCTGGTTGCGTCGAGCTATAGTCTGACCGGCGCAAACGCACAGGCGCTGCTCGATCTGTCGGGAACGTGGAACACGAGCGGTAATCCGACCGGCATCCTGCTCAACCTGACGCAAACCGCGGCCGGCACGAGCAGTAAATTCGCCGATTTCCAGCTCGGGGGCACGAGCAAGGTCAATCTCGCGACCGGCGGCACGACGCCGGTCGCGCTCATCAATATCGCCGGTGCGAATTTCGGCGGCTGGCAGATCATCAACGGCTCGGATGCCGGTGTCACGAACAACTACGAATCTTTACAGGCATATTGGAGCGGCAACGTTGCGATCATCGAGGCAGGCAAAATCGGAAGTGGCAGCTTCCGGGTGCTCAGCCTGCATGCCGGCGGAGCGCCTGTGCTTGATCTCGCATCGAGCGGAACCGCGGCGACGCTTGGATCCACGACCGGGATCCCCGCAGGCGGTCTCAACAGCTTCGGCTACAAATTTTCGAGCACCGCCAATTATGGCATTTACGTCGGTTCTGGCGCGCCGACGCTGAGCGCCGCTAAAGGCTCGCTCTATCTGCGCAGCGACGGCAGTGCGACCAACAATCGGGCCTACATCAACACTGACGGCGGCACAACTTGGACCGCCGTCACCACGGCCGCTTGATGATGGCGGCGATTCCGATGTTGCTGTTTGCCGACTTCGAGCCCGTCAGCGTGAAGGACAGCCGCTTTGGTGCCGTCGGCGACTTTGCGACCGACGACACCGCCGCGCTGCAAGCCGCGCTCGGCCATTGTTTCGGCCCGTCCGACGCGCCGCATGGCACCAGCAACGTTCGGCAGAACAAGGTGCTCTACATCCCGCCGGGGCACTACAAGATCACCACGCCCCTCGCAGTCAAATATCTGCACGGCGGCCGGATCATCGGCGCCGGCCGCTTCGTGACCCAGATCGAGAACGTCACGCCGAGCTCGTCGGTTTTCGTCACCAATGGCTGCGGCTATTCGCGCTTCGAAGGGATGCGACTCACCGCTGCCACCGGCGGGAAATCATTCGATCTCGATTGGGACGGGTCGGCCGGAGGTCCGGCGCTTCAATCGAACACCTTTTGCCGACATGTTCTTCGACGGCGGCTCGATCGGCGTCGAGATTGGGCATTCCGGCTTCATGGGCAGCGAGAACCTGTTTCTCAACTGCTTTTGGCTGTCATGCTCGACCGCGGGCCTGCTTACGTCGAACGCCAATGCTTTGCAGCAGACCGTCATCGGCGGCAACTTCCAAGGCTGCAACCGCGCGATCTTCGCTGGCGCGGGCTCGGTGCCGACGATCCACGGCGTCGGCTTCCAGACTTCTGCCGACTGCGACATTTATACTGGGTCGCTTTCCGACAACGCCATGAGCGTGCAGGCCTGCCGCAGCGAGAGTGTGAACTTCATCAACAATGCCGGCGGCCAATCGCTACATGTAGCCGGCTGCAGTCACGTCGGGAGCACGAACGGTTTTTTCCTTCAACAGCCTGGCGGCTTCGCGGTGATCTCCGCGTGCATCTCGAATCTCGGAAACGTGGTCCCCACGTTGTGGGCGACCATGCGAGTCGAGAACAGCTGGTTCAAGCGTGACGACTGGCTCTCGCTCGATGCTACGCATCTCTGGTGGAGGCCGAACAACACGCGCTCGTTCTGTCTGGAATTGGAGAATGTAACGGGCGGCGCGACGGAGATACGTCGCCAGCGCCTCGTGACGGCAGATGCACAGACGATCACGACGCTCAATTATCAAGTTGCTTGATTATAACGCCCGAACAATCACGCCGCTTCACTATGACGATCTGGTGGCATCCGGCTCAATCTCGCGAAACTCGAGTCCCGCAAGCTTGAGAACCGGATTGAGCGCCAACGACGCTTTACGAAGTAGAAGGACTCGCTTCGACATAAAGGCTCTCACATTCGTATGGTGGGGCGTCCAAAACGATCTCTTTGCTGAGTTGACCAACTTTATAGCTGCTTCGCACGACCGTGGCGAAGCCCGCGCGCTGCAGCATCCGCTGCATGGTGGGCCAATCGTAAAGAAAGTGATGGTCGTAACGCTGGCGAAAATAGGAGTTGATGGCCTCGCCGGCGGTTGCGGCCTGCCGCCGCTCCGCCAGCCAATTCGGCTCTTCGAAGTAGGCGCGCATGACCCGCTCGGCATCAGGAACGATAATACGAAGCGTGCCAGTCGGTCGAAGACATCGCTTGAGCTCGCGCGCCAGCCGCTCGCCGTCGTCCTGGGTGAAGTGCTCGAAAACGTGCTCGCAGAACACGCCATCAAGCGACCGCTCGGCAAACGGCAGAGGGCGCGTGAAGTCCAATAGGAAATCGACGTTTTTGTCCGGATAGCCGTCAACGTTGATCCAATTGAGATCGGAGATCCCGCGCGGTCCCGAGCCGAGATTGAGGTACATCGGCCGCGCCGATGCAGCCCGCTTGCGAATGGCGGCATGCTTGCGCGTTAAGAAATTGCGCAATCGAAGCCGCATAAAGTGGAGGTCCCATCGGGCTAGCACGAGCAGTCGATGGCTGAAAAAGAACAAGAGCAGCTGGCGCATTGAGAGCATCCGCAGAGAGACCTGGTATGAAAATCGACTTTTCCTCCGTGATCAAGGACCTCGACGGCGATGCCGTCAAGGATGGCGAAAAAGACGCCACGCTCGGCCGCGTGGCCTGCGCGGCGCTGCTGGCGAGCTACGCCGACGAGCAGAATCTTCCCGCCGAAGACAAGGTGAAGCGCTTCCGCCTCGCCGAGGTCACATCGAAGGGCGGCGAGCAGGAGATCAAGATCGACGACGTGGCGCTCATCAAGAAGCTCATCGGCAAGGCGTTCGCCCCGCTCATCGTCGCTCGCGCCTACGACATCATCGAGCCGCCGGCTATGCCCTGATCGTCACCCGCGGGACGGGGCACCCCGCTGACATTGTCGGCGGGGACCCCGTTGACCCGCGGGTCCATCTTCTTCGCAAGAAGGATGGATGGCCGGGTCATAAGCGCGTTCACGCGCGTGTTCCGACGCGCTATGCCCGGCCATGACGGACCGAGTGCATAGATGAGGCAAAGACGGATGCGTACCGACCTCTTGCTTGATCACAGCGGCACGGTGATCGCAAGCGCCACGCAAGACGTCGAGCCGATTCTCGAGCGCAACCAGCGCCTGCGCGGAGAGTCGCAGACGAGCGATTGGGGCCGCCACGTGGCGACCATCCCCAACGTGATCCTGCTCGGGTGGCTCAACGAAGCGCACGCGCGGGGGAATACCAAGCTGCGCATGTTCACGGCCGAGTTCGACGCGCTCGTGGCGCGCAAGCTCGAAGATCCGGAATGGAAATATCTGCGAACCGATCGATAGTCCCGGTCGTCCCCGCGAAAGCGGGGACCCAGAACCGGGGACCGAAGCCGCTGGATTCCCGCTTCCGCGGGAATGAGCGGAGGAGATTGTTACCGCTGGAGTTACCCACCGCGAAAGCGGGGGCGGGAATGAGCGGATGATGACGCCATGAGCATCACGACCTACGCCGAGCTGCAGAGCGCGATCGGCAACTGGCTCGATCACAGCCTGTTCAGTGCGCGCATCCCGGAATTCATCGCGCTGTTCGAGGCCTGCGCCAACCGCCGGCTGCGC